AAGATTTATTATTAGATTCTGATTATCCAACTGGAAAAGTTGATTTAATTGGTGATGGTGTTGTTGGACAAGAAACTTCAACAATTGATTTCTTATCATACCAAGAAACTATCATAGAATCAATGACTTATGCTAATACATATTTAAATACATACGGAAACGTATTTGGTAATTATAATACAGATATGACAACTAATAAATTCCATACAACCTCAGGATTGGATAGAATAGCTGATCAAACAAATGGTTATACTGACTTATCAATGGGTGTATCTGGGACAACTTTAATTAAATTACTAGAATGTTATGAAGGTTCAGGTGGAACTTGGTTAGGTATTGATGTTTCTTATACTTCAATCGACTTATCAGTTGATGATGTAGTTTATTTAAATGCAGCTTATGGTGGCTTATTAGCAAACACTCCATATTATGTGAGACAAGTTGATTCAGTGTATTTTACACTATCAGAAACATTACAAGGTGCAGAGATTTATATTACACCAGGTGTTGTAACTAATCTTTATGTTCAAAAGAATAAAATGGATTTCACGTATGGTGGATTAACACCAACATACAATTTAGGTGGAACTGCTTACACATATGATACAGATATTACAACATATAATTTCGAACCACTAGAATTTACATCATTATCAACAGGTGGAACATATGAATATGATAGATATGATGTTCTTTATGTAAGTGAAGGTGACGATACAATTAGTATTTTAAAAGGAACTCAAAGTGATAATTTTGACGCAGTTGAACCATATTTTACTACAAGTTTAGAAAGTAGTATTATTTTAGGTTATGTTCATCATTATATGGAATCAGGAGCAACATCTGATCCAAGAGCAGAATTTATTGTGAAGAGTGATTATACACCAGTTACAGTTGATAATTCTGGATATGTTCTTTTAGATGCTATTACAATGTCAGGATATACTGCAAATAATGTAAATTATATTGCATTAACATACGGTAATACATCAGGTAGCACAGCATTAAACAACTACACACAACTAAGATATAGAGCAGTTTATGATGAAATGTCAGACGCTTTAGATAATGGTAAAGGTGTTATTATTAATAACTCAACAGGATACAAATTGTATGTTGAAAGTGCATCTTTCGTAGATTACTCAACTACATATAATGCTAGTATTTCTATTCCAATTGGAACAGGAGATTATACAGAATATTATATTGGAACAGATACATATGCTTGGTTATTCTACTATATTGATAATGAATTTGTTGTTGAAGATACAGATACAGATAGACTAATAACTACATTGGCACCAGTTGTCGATTTAGCTTTATCAGGAACATCAGGATATGGTGCAGGAGTTATAGGTAAATATTCAACAGTATATTTAAATTATTATGATGGAATACTTAATAATGGTGATTTCGTTTATGAAAATAATTTAACAGGAGCAACAACAAGATTATTTATCAAGTCTTGGATAGAAGATACAGATAAAGTTTATATTGATTTTAGAAATAGTGACGGAACATCTTCACAACCAATCGTTGATTGGACAACAAACTATACAGAAGGTTTAATAGTATGGTCTAATTCATCAAACTACAAACAATCTTTAGAAATTGAATACTTAGATACATCTAAATTACAAGGCAGTGTTTATGAAATTAAAGTAGATAAAAATAGATACTCAGAAATCATTAAAGGTGATTTTATTGAAGCATATTATGATGAGTCATTATATATTTCAGGTGGCGCATTATTTGGATATGATCCAAAGAAATTAGCTAGAGTTATTGATATTACTATTGATTCTACAAATACTGATTGGAAAGTTATCAGAACAGATATGCCTATCAAAATCACAACAATCACTAACACAAGTGGAAATCCAGATTATCAAACAATGGTTTATCCACAAATTGATACTTATGTTGATACATATAAAGGTGTTAAATTAACTCCTTTCACAATTCACGCTGATTCAATTCCAAACGGAACCGAAACAAGACAAAGTTCAATACTTGATATTATGTCCAAAACAACAAACCTTGCAAAAGGACTTGTAAATAAAAACAAAATTACTTGGAGATATTTAGTTGATTCATTTGGATTAGGTATTACAGCAAACTCTAAACAACAATATGGAGACCTTTGTGGTATGAAATTGAATTGCTTAGGATTCATTAATGCACCAAGTGTTAAAGACTTGAAGAAATCAACAAATCCATATTTCATAAATGATAATGATTTAACATTAGACACAAGTTTATTATTAACTGGTGGTGATGAAACTAAAAGCCCATCATTCTTATATTCATATGCTGAAGGCGTTGGTAGATCTTGTATCGGATATTTCTTCCCATATGTGACAGTTGATGATCTTGGAACTCCTAAAAATGTTCCACCATCAGCATGGTGTGCATCTACTTATATGAGAAAACATACGAGTGCATCTGGCGCTATTCAACCTTGGACCATTGCAGCAGGTATCTCAAATGGTAGAGTAATTGATATTGCAGATGTTGAAATGGACTTCTCAGATGACGATTTAGCTAATCTTTATCAAATGAACCTTAACCCTATCGTTAAGAAAAGAAATGCTGGATACTGTATTAACAGCGAAAGCACTGCTCAAGTATTTCCATATAGTTCTCTAAGTATTATACACTCAAGAGAAGTTCTAATCGAATTAGAAAACTCACTATATGATATGCTTCTTAGATACCAATGGAGATTTAATACTGCTGAAATTAGAGCAGAAATCAAATTTAGAGCAGATAGAATTTGTAAAGATTTACAAGAGAAAAATGCACTATACGATTTTAGAAATATTATTGATGAAACAAATAATACAAACTATATCATAGATCTTCAAATGGGTGTCCTTGATACTTATATAGAAATTATTAAAGGTATGGGAACTATTGTTAATAACATCACAATATTGAAAAAAGGTGATATTGAATCAGGAGGATTCCAATAGAAATAACAAAACATAAAAAAGCCAAAATTTAAATTTTGGCTTTTTTTAAATAAAAAGAAAATATCAAAAAAAATCAAAAATGAATTTTTTTATTTAATATATAAAAGAAATAGAAAAATGTAAAAAAATTGACATTTTAATATTTATATATAAGATATACAAAAAATAATTATAAAGATATGCCATTACCACATTTTACAAATATTGATTCACATAATAAAAGAGAAGAACCAATTTACACAAACTTGTATGAAGTTGCAATTGTTTTGCCAAATGCAATAGAATCATTACACCCAGGTTATGAAACTCTACTATTAGAAAATACAACGAAAATTGCATTTCCTACGTATCCAACAATTACAACAACAGAACAAAGATTTAAATATTCAACTAGAAAATTTGTCCTGTTTCCTGATACCACATCAACAGAATTTGATATAGATTTTAATATGAACCAAACTAAAGAATACCAAGTATCTACTTGGAGAATAATGAAAGATTGGTACGACCTTGTATGGAATAATGAAGACGGATCAGTACATTATAAAAATAATATTGTCGCTGATATAGTTGTCCATGCACACGATAAAGAAGGACACGTTATTAGAAGAGTTACATACCATAACTGCCAAATTATAAACTTCTCTGGATGGGAATCTCTAGACTGGGGAACATCTGAAATTGCTAAACTTACTGCAAAATTTGTCGCAGATTACTGGGAAGACATGTACTACTAGACATAACTTATTGATATAGAGACACTTATAAAAAATCTACAAGAAATTGTAGATTTTTTGTCTTTTTTCGTTTCCGACTATACAATATTTATATATAAAAGAAAAACAAAGACATGAAAAAAATATGTAGAGTGTGTAAAGAAGAAAAAGAATTTTCAGAATTTCATAAGAAGAAAGATAAAAAGGATGGTCATAGGAATGAGTGTAAAGAATGTGTCAAAGATATTCAAAAAAAGTATAAAGATGAACCAAATTTTATTGAAAAAAGAAAAAAATACGATAAGAAGCGATATGATGAAAATCGTGAAGAAATATTAGAACACAAAAAAGAATACCACCAAGAAAACAAGGAATGGATTAATGCAAAGAAAAGAGAATATCACAATAAACCTGAAGTGAAAGAAAAACAAAAAGAATATTGTAAAGAATATAGCATTAAAAATAGAGAAGTGTTAAGAGAACAAAATAGGGAATCTATTAAAAAGGCACAACAAAAATATAGAGATGAACATCCCCATATCATAGCATGGCGGAGTTTATTATATGGGACATTAAAGCGATTGGGAACTGAGAAGCAGGGACATACGATAGATGAGTTGGGTTACAGTGCTGAGGAATTGCGAGATTATATAAGTAGTTTATTCACGGTTGGTATGGATTGGGATAATCATGGTGAGTGGCATATTGATCATATCATACCAGTTAGTTATTTCACAAGTGAGACACCAGCGAGTATTGTGTGTGGTTTAAGTAATTTGCAGCCATTGTGGGCGACAACGAGGGAGATTGATGGAGTGGTTTATGAGGGAAATTTGAATAAGTCTAATAATTAAAGTGTACATCGAAATTTCCATCCATCTTTTTCTAATTTGTCCATTTGAAGATAACCTACTTTATATACCTGAGCGTAAAACACACAAGTCTTTAGCTTGTGTGATGTAAGCGAATAAAAACATTTAACCTTGACTTAAAATATATTGTTTAATGGTATTTGGATTTGCTTCTCCAATAGAACAAA